TGGAGCGCATCAGAATGGCCGCCCGGGGGCGTTACAAAAACCTGCAACGACTGAAGGTCGCTCACCTGATAGGCTTCACGACCGATAGCAAAGCTGTTGTAGATTTTGTTAGTCGCGCCAACCGTAGACTGCGAGGTTGCAGCGAACGATGGAGCGTTCGACACAACCACGTCAAAGTTAGCCAACGTTCCGGCCTGACCGTTCCAAATTTTTTCCGGAGCCCGGAACTGATTAGCTGCCTTGAAGTCAGGGTCTTTCAGCAGACCGGCGTTAACCTGCGGTGGACAAACGAACACGTAGTTGGTTCCCCGAACCGGTCGCGCAGCCTGATCTTGCAACAGCGAAAGCAGGGCAACCAGATCAGTGTAACCGATCAGATCGCTAGCAACCAACGTAGAATTGCTCGCCCGATTGTTAGGACGATACACGTTGGTAGCGGCCGCCAGCGTATTAAAAATAAGCTGGTCATAGGTCTCTGCGGCGTTCAGGCCCATACGATTCAGCGTCAACTGAATCACAGGGTGCCGGGCCGTCAGTTCAGCAACTTCGGACAGACGCGCAACAAAGCCGTACTGTTCCATCGTCGCTTCAACGTAATTGATCGTAACGCCAGTAGCATCAGGCGCAACGCCTTCAGTCAACTGCGTCGGAGTGGAAGCCACGCTGAATTTCTCCAGACGGGTGAAACGGATCGTCTTGGAGGCGCCAGCAGGCAGAGGTTGACGGTCACCAAATTGGTCGAGCACGGTGTTAGTAACAGCCACCTCAAGAGCCTTGGCCGACATGTATGTAATCATTTCGGCCGACGTAGAACCCGCGTTACCGGCGGTTCCGCTCGTGACCGTGATCACATCAGCGCCAAAGCCCAAAATAGTAAACAACAATTTCAAAAACGACATTGTTTTCTCGGAATTACTCCCTAACAATTACCGACGCCAAACTATATCTGCTTTGCCAGAATTTTCAAACGCTTCAATAACTGCCCGGCGATGTTCCGCGTTTGTCAAATTAGGATTGCGCGGAACCGAAACCGTTTGTGGCGGAGCAATTTGAGTCGCTTGGGTTGTGGGGCGTACAGCTTGTTGGGAAGATGTTGCAGCTTGCTGCTGCTGCTTGATCAACTCCGGCAACGTCGCAGCCTGATGGAGTTGGTAGACCATCTTGTATAGGTCACCAAGCTGATGCACGTACTGAGCATTGTTTTCACTGACCGCGATTGCGTTTGCAAGCGCCGGGAACTTTTGTAGAGTGTCCCGATACGCATTTGAATTATAAAACTGCCCAAAATCTTTTACATCGTTATTGACTTTGGCGACGGCATTTGTCTTAGCTTGCTCCATCAAGAGCCCGGCAAAAGGCGCATATTCCGCCTGCAATTTTTCTTCAATCAAACGCTGCTGCGCCGCAAAGTATGCTTGAGGATCATTGTTGGCATACGCCTGATATAAATCCTGAAAATACTGTTGCGGATTATTCAGATAACCCTGCGGTTGCGCCGTTTGCGGCTGCATTTGCGCTTGCGGCTGCATATACGCCTGCGGTGCAACGGGTTGTCCTGTCAGTGGATCGACGCCAGTACGCTCCATAGCGAACTGACGGAGTTGATTAATCAGGGTATCTTTATGTTCGATGCCCTGAACCGCATCCTCCATCGACTTATACACAGTGCCCGTTTTCGTCTTCAGTTCAAACGCTTGTGGCAGAGACTGAGATGTAGACGGCGGTGTCGGCCCATCCTGCGTTTGTGACGCACTAGGATCGGCCGTCGAGGTGACGTGCGGCGCTTCCGGTGTATTTGGGGCCGAGGTCGTCGGCAGTACGTTTGCTTGCTCGCCACCGAACAGTGAAGCAAACGAAACGTCCAACAGTCCGTCGTTAGCTGACGATGCGGGTGTTGGATTGGTATTAGTATCAGACATTGGCTTATTCCTTGTGGGTAAAGCACGAAGATTTGAAAAAAGATACGCGTTACCCTTGTGAGGTGTGACGTACTACTGATTGGCTGGCCCCGCAGGACTCGAACCTGCAACACTCGCGTTAACAGCGCGACGTTCTACCATTGAACTAGAGGCCAATTAAAACTGACGCACCAAAAATGGATTCAATCCGTCGGGAATTCCGTAACGATTGATAGGATACTGCATTTGTGGCACGAGAAAAGGAGATTGCTGTTGTAATAGCATCATAAGGGGATCAGGAACCTGATAGTTTCCGTATCGCAGCATACGATGTCCAGCAACGGGCATAGGCGCATCAGAATCTTGCGGCACAATGCCGTTAGGGTTAGGAAATACACGCGCCTGTATCGGGGAACCGTACAATCCCGACGGAGGAAACGTGTTCAAAACAACATTACGGGGAGGCATTTTACTTCTTCAGACTGTCAATAGCCGCACGCAGGCGCGTCTCGAGTGCCGCAACCTCAGCACGCAGCCGTGATTCTGCTGCGTGAACCTTATTACTGCCAAGCACGCCGCCCACGAATCCACCAACACCTGCAATAGCCGTAAAGATCGCAATTTCCAGCATTATTGTGTCTCTCCTACACCCTCAATAAAACTGAGAGCATTTTGTAAGGCCTCTAGTTCATCCGCATTAGGATCACGAGGCGCTTTTTGGCTAGGCCGTTCGACCGCCAATAAAAACTGATTTTCTACCCACGTTAACCAACGTATACCGGACTGTAGTGCTAGCACATCATTCATATTTTGGTGCTGCCCGTACTTTAACCCGCTTTCGAGCGCAGCCCGTTGAATACGAATTCGGTTAATAAGATAGTTGAATCCCGGATGTTCCGCTAGACCCGCTAGCGCTAAACGGCCTGCGTGATCTAATTGCGGTAACCCTTTAGGTACTTCTACAAACTGAATTTGTTTAAAGCGTTTAAAGAAGTTCATGTGTCCCGTAAGGACGGGGTTTTGGGGCCGATGAGACTTGGAGTAAGGACGACCAGAGCAGGTTCGCTCCCGGAAGTCCTTCTCGCTATTACATTAGTATGCGTCTAGGGCCGTTTTCCGTCGAAAAATCTTTAAGATTCGGCGGTTCCCGCAAGGCCAAGCGCGTTAAGACCCATCGACTGTCCGGTATCGCGGGTACCTGAAGTGGCGCCTGCTCCGGGAATCTGGCCTTCCGGTTGCATTGGCCGTCGGGGGCGTCCTTCTTTGCCGCCCTTAGGGGGATTTACGGCTTTTTTGCTGCCCTGTAGCGGAAACGTAATGTTCTTGCCGATATTGTTTACGTCCGGTTTGCCGGGACTTTCCTGTCCCCGAGCTTTTGCTTCCTCGATTTTAGCTTCTGCCCCGACCTTAATTTTCTCCAGTTCCGCCTGATGTTCGAGAATCATCATTTGCAACTGTTGCTGCTGCTGCGCTTGCTGTTCCATTTGCACCTGCTGCGGCGATTTTAGCAAGGCGGTGTATTCTGGAATCTTAAACGTCTTAAACAACATCTTAGTAGCTTCGTATTGATCGATGTAAGGGTTTGCCTGCATCTCATTCAATAGCGCCATAAGATTCCGTTGGCGCACAACCTCGTTAGTTGCATAATTGGCGGCAACAAGATCGAATTGGAAAGCGCCCACAATCTGATCGGCCGAAACCGTAATATATTTCGGGATCATCGGGTTTGCTTCCGTGATCATGACCTCTTCTTGATCGCTCATGAACTGAATCACATTCATGGCAGACATCTCTAGCAGAGGCTGAAATATATCTAGCTCTAAATTGCGGATAAAAAGTTTGAAACGATAATTCGATTCATTAATGATCGAACTGATGCCGGTGGCGGTCGAGTTTGCTCCCGGGCCGCCTATTCCTTTACTGTAAAAATCTGAAATGCCTGTAGAAAGCTCTAGCTGACCCTTATAGAGGTCCAACAACTGATAATCGTTGGCGTTAGGCGTAAATGTCGGCAAAGGAAAAACCGCTTTAGAAGGATCGCCAGATACGCCGATTTTGCCGCCGGGCACGTTGGCACTATTCAAAGCCTCGTGATCGATGTCCATAGTCGTGTCATATAGAAGTCGGTGGTTAAGGCCGATGTTCCAATTGTCACGAATCATAGAGACCATCTGATTTAGGGCCTCATTAAGATCACACGCCACCTCGATGACGCCGATTCCGTAGACTTCGTGCGGCAACTTGACATAGGAGGTATGCACAATTGGCACACGCTTATGCGCAAAAGGATTATCTCCCGTATATAGAAGAATATTTTCTCCCGTATACATCTGTCGTTTATATGGCGAATAGCTAGAGCCGCTTCGCACGGCATACCGCTGATCTTTCCAGCCTACGGCATCCTTATCTTCGCCGAACGTAATTACCGTGCAGGTGCCGTCAATCTGATTCCACAATTCCGCAAAACGAACAAGCACATCGTCGGCGCTACCTTCTTTGCCGCTCGTGCTAGCAACAATACGTTGCTCTAAAAGCGCCAGCTGTTCGGGAATATAGTAATGCTGTCCGGTCGCAGCAAAGTATTCTGCATCGTCGCGTTTCAATTCTCCAAGCGTCTTCTCAATGCACTGCGCGACCATTTGCCCATCGGGATCAACAAGCAGATCATATGGATCAATGACATAAAATTTCGGTCGATTGCGCGGTACTTTTTGCGTTACAATCTGAATCTGCGTCAACGGTTGACCCGTCATCGGATTAACCGCATTTTGCATCGCAGGCTGTCCCGTTGTTGGATCAATTACTTGCTGACCTGAATTAGGATCAAGGACGGGAATCTGAATCGGAACCGCTTGCGGCTTAGTAACAATATCATAGCCCCAATCCCAATCCACCTTGACCGCCGCGTGACCGTAAATGGCGATAGTGCGTACGAGCAGATCAATCGTTTGCGGCAAATTTGCCCGATGCAGTTTGTAATCTAAAACAATCTGCATTTTTTCCGCAGCGGGTTCATCTTGTTCGCCGCGACCATTGCACTCAAAAAAAGGCCGCACTGAAAAAAAAGCATCGTGCGTTCTAGACACCACGGTTTCAACGTTTGAGAACGCATACGGCACAAAAGTATTCGCACGAGGCGTGATGCCGTCCGGAAACATCTTTTGATCGCGGCTCGAAACATATTGCCGAAACCACTTAAAGCGAACCGGATCATACGGACGACGAAACCGCAACATCCGGGAAAGATGCTTGCCAGCAGATTCTTTCACCGCATCCAATTGTGATTGATCTGGCGCCGAGGCGTTTTGCATAGACGCCGGTTGATCTAAATATGTGGTCTGCATCACTGACTCTCAAACGAAGGGGTCTTTTAGAAACGAGACAAAGGCTGAACGTAAACATCCGCAGCCGATGCAGCAAGATTGAATACACGAATTGAAGAGAACGTCTGGCCGAGGTCAAACGTTTGCGTAGTATTGGCGGGAATGCGAAAATTACTAGCCGTTGCCGCACCCATTCCGGCCTGACCGAATGCGATAGTAATATCTTGCGTGGCATTTACGGCGATAATCGTATTGTTGCCGAACGCCAGTTCCGCACTCGATGTGGTTGCCGCCAAAGCCGCAACCTTCTGAACCGGCGCAGACGAAGGACAAAGAATTGCACTAAAAACAGCCATGTGATTGCCTTTCCTATATTTTTAAATTACATCTGTCGATGTTTTGCTTTCAGCAGTTTTCGGACATCTTTAGTCGTATGGTGTGGCTGGACGCCATGTTCCGCCAAACGATTTGCTAACTCGTGCCCTATTGGAGAAGGATCAAATTCATGAGGCAACGGCTGCACAACTGGCGCCATACTTTCCCAAAGATTTTGTGCGTCGTCGTTAGAGAACTTAACGGACACAATCACGTCTTTTCCGTTATTGATTTCTAACGCATGATAGTTGTCAAATAGATGGCCGTAGGCATGATGATGGCCGTTAGGCACAATGTAAAGATGACGCATATTATTTCCCCGGCGGCAAATTATGAACCATAAGCCCGCACGTTAGACGATAACTATGCTCAGTTATTGGAGATAACACTAAATTTTCATGTTCGTCGGTATCTATTTCTAAGTTGTACACCCGACCCACATAACGATACGCACCATCTAACAATTCACGCGCAGGCACCCACGTCCCATCCGTCAAAATGTGATGATTGTCCGTAATCCCGTTGCCATCCGGCAATCGTCGCAGTTCCCATACACCGTCGTGTATGATTACTTCTTTAACTGGCCGCCATGTGCCTTTCGCCGTTAGCACCATATCACCGGGATGCACGGAAGCAATGGCAATATCTCCCCGGGCGGTATGTATTTTGGTATCGGATGTAAAACATCCACCACCGCCGCCTCCGCCCGAACCACCCCCGCCACCCGACCCGCCGCTCGCCGCTGTCGCGGAAAGCGCACCTACACTAAGCGCGATTTTTCCACGATTCTGTTGTGCCTGCGTTACACGAAAATCTTTTTGATTCCATGCCATCGCTGGAGAGCCTGTCGCACCCCCCGTAGGCATAGAATTATTGAGCGTGACGGTGCCCCGATACGTTCCGGTATTTACACCTGAGATAGATTCCGTAGCGGTAGTGCCCGATGTCTCGATCAATTTCCAATAATAGGTCGGAGAACTATTGAGAATTGCCGTGTTCATATTAGTTTCACCGATATTGATTCCAGCCTGATAAATCTCTTGCACAGCGGTCGCAGAAATCGCAGTACTTGCCCACACTACTGCATGCGAAAGAACCGCGTTACTCGGTGAAAATGTATTTGTCGTAAGGCCCCAACCTGTTTTGCCATTGACCGCACCAATGTGCCAATAAACACCCGATACAGCTGTAATACCACTCGTATTGGCAACAGTCGATGCCGACACACCGTCTATATATATGGAAGCGGTTTTTGTTGACGCCACCCAAGTGAACACAATATGATGCGGCACGCCATCATTAAAATTGAATGCTTTGCCTGCCGCTCCCGTACCAACACCATTCAAATTCAAATACGCATTTACTCCCGTCGTTGTTGCATACAGCGTAAACGCCTTATTTCCGGCAGTACCAATAAGCTGCGGCGCACTCACATCGAACAACGGCGTCGTTGTCGTTACATTGCTCACCCAAATAGCACAAGAAAAATCTGTTGAATTGAAAGACAAAGAACTGGCGGTAGAAACATAACCAGTCGAACCATCGCCGTAATAACCTATAAGAGTCGGATACGTTACATCGCTATTTTGAACAAATTTTAATGTTCCCGACCCTTCATCATAATATGGGTAAAAATAATACGTCTGACCGTTCGCCAATCCCGTTACCGCTTGCGAACCTGACGTAATACCGCTAGATGTCCCATCCGCACGCCATATACCTTGCGCATTGTTCCATGACCATGTAATTGAACTCGTAGTAGACGTATAGGAAAACCCGTTGCACAGCGTAGGCGGCACATTACCTTTGGCCGCTAAATCGGACGTAGAAGGATCAACCGCCAGTGTAGTTGCATTCACCGACGCGCTAGCCGACGACTCCAGCCCCGCGTTATTGGTGGCCGTAACCCAGTAATAATACAACGTACCAACAGTACTATTTTTGTCAACAAAATAGGGCTTGCCGTTAGCGACCCACGGCACAGTTGCAATTTTAGTAGCCGAACCAAACGTATTCGTGGTATTCCGGTAAACGGTATACGCCTGCATATTGCCTTCACTATTACCTGTCCACGTCAAGGTATTAGTCAAGGCCGACGCCGTTATCGTCAAACCAGACGGTGCGGCTGGCGCCGTAATCGAGCCGTCCAAAACAAGCGTAAAATTTGGCGCAGTAGACCAATTCGCAATAGACGCCTCGATCGTATTTTTCGGGATAATATAAAAAGTGACCGTTTCGCCCGTACGATTCAAAATCGTTTTGAAGCTCTGCGCCACGCCGCCACTAGACGTAAAATTGTCTTCCGCAACTTTTACAATCTGCGACGAACCGTTGTAATTTTGTACGCCAAGAAAAACTCCCGCAAAACTTCCAATCGGAGACGGCGATGTATAATTGATTGTAATCTGACAATAAACTTGTCCATCAATCGTTACCGCCGCCGACGAACCAGATACGCTCGTAGGATTATCCGGATTGGCCGGAATCGTACTGCCACCCAACGTCGTTTGCAACGTAGCGGTAGCCTTCGATTGCTTTTTTGAATCCAACTGTAAATCAGCAATGTCTTTTTCAATGCCGCTCGCCCACTTATTCAAACGTGGTAAATCGGCAACTGCGTCACTGATTTTCAAAGGCATCGGCCGTAAAACCCCGTCCTAGATAACTGAATCCGTTAAAATAATCTTTGACGTATCTGTATTGTCGTCTACTTTTTCGACCGTAAATTTCGGCCGATCGTAGAGCGTAATATCAAACGTACCCCGCTCTACATCTTCTGCCATGTGATGTACGAGAGATTCTAGTTGGTGACTACGTTCCTCGCGTTTATCCGGAGGAATTTGAGAAAAATCGTAATAGAGTCGCGCCAAAATGCAATATTTACAACCTAACATTTGAGGCCGCGACAGCTTGCTGCCGGGGTAATACGAATGATCTTCACAACACACAAGAACTCGCTGTCCATCCTTGGCTTCAGCAAGCACCCGTTCCATACTCTTGGGATCGAGCAATGACATTTATATTTTCCATTCCGTCGCCCGTTTCCGCACACACGAACGACACGCCCATGCAAGACCGCCTTTTCGAGACGGATCAGGGCCAAACTCTACATTCGTGTTGTTACAGACCGGACATGTTTTCATTGAGAAAGGCTCAGGGGCCGCGCTTAGTTGAAGGTCACTTCCGACGAAACGCGAAAATGTCTAGGCACAGCCCCTAACTTGAATTAGCCGTTACGGATCAAACTGTCGATGGTTACAAACTTATTAGCGACAGTATCCCAAACGGCTCCGTCCGACCAAATTTCAATAGCGTTACCGTTAGACGCTTTCACAGGGAAAGCCATTGCGCTATTCGATTTGGCATGTTCATCATTAGTGTGTCCACCCTTCGTGATCACAACCGTGACATTCGAGGGGATCTTAGACGTTGCACGAGTAGACATTAATTAACTCCTATGGGACGGGGTTTTAGGGCCGATGCGTCTCAATCTGTTTCACGAGGAAACCAGCACGTGCTGCGACAAGCAAGGCGAGGATTAAAGGCGCATGAAGCGTGCGGGCGATTATTAGCCATCCCGCCGTCGGAAGGCCAATGCCGAGGGCGATTGACCACCCGAGGGGGAAGGCGCTAGCGAAACGCCGTATTAACTTGTTCAGTTCTACTTCTACCCCGTATGTAGATAACACCTTATAGGTGATAAGGCCGTCGCTGGCCGCAAGAAGTAGAACAAGAAGAGTTAAGCTGTACACTACCGAGACTTGAGAGGCTGCTTCGGACTATTCGAGGAAATCGCCGTAGTGGGAGACTGCGAAGGCGCAGGGCCCACGGTGGGTGATGGTTGCTCGTTCCGCAGCGGCTGGCGCTCGGGATTTGGGCTATGGCCGGGGGCGGGAGTGCTTCCCCCGCCGTAAACGCAGGTAGGATCATAATCACCGGGCCGTTTAGCCTGATTATATGCTCCCATAAAATCCTTCATAGAGTCGGACATTGGTTCTCCTTTTTACTGCCAACGGGTCAGATAGATGGTGATGTTGCAGTTGGCCAGACCGGTAAGGGTTCCACTGAACACGATACCGAGGCGGTCACCGGCATTCAACTGAAGCGCGGCATTGTTGGTTGAACCCGCTGCCAGCAAGCTTCCGGTCACCGGCGTATTAGCAGCGCCGGTCAACGACATCGGGGCAGACAGGACAGCAGTACCGGCACCAGAGGCCTGCGTACCGGTCAGGTGTTCCACCGTTACAGCCGCAGAGGCGCCGCCCGCCGTGCCGAACGTTACGCGAACATCGGCAACTTGATACGAGTCGTTGGCGATAAATACAACCTGATTGGTGCTGGACGCGCTTAGTCCAGAAACCGTAACCAGATTGTAGAGAGGAATGTAAACCGGCTTGGCCGCAACAGACGTTGCTCCCGAAACGCCGGGCGCCTGCGCGTCGATCTGCGCGGTGCGAGCGACAAAAGGTAGTTCTTGTTTGAATAAACTCATATTGGATTATCCTTTATGTTTATTGAGGTATTCGATTGCTTTTGCAATCAAAGATTGTGTTTCTCTTCCCGCATTAGCCGAATTGCGTTACCGGGAGTTGAAACCGCGAATGGACGACATACCGCATCTCCGCAACGTGTGCAAAGATAGATGAGAAAAACTTTACCTTCTGTTTCTACACCGACCACTTCACACACGAAGTAGCTGTGATCTGCCGTACATTCGTTTAAATTTTTGTAGGTCATCGTTGCGTCTCCAATTGAAACGGGAGGATTACAGCAACTGTCTTAAGTGTACGAGTTATGCGCCGCCTGTCTTTGTTTTTCTGCGTCGGAGAGCCCATTAGCGCGGGTTCCTCGCAACCGCATTCCGGCGATATATTGGGCACAGTTAATTAAGTGATCGTTGCGCTTAAGAGGTTTTTCTTTTGAGAGACCCTTTTTCTCGCCCCGTGCGTAAAAGTCCCATACGTATCCGAACAATTCTTCTGCAAACATGAAAAGATCGCTGTCAATGACCGCTTTCGCGTTTCGGCTTGTGGGATCGAGCGTGGCCATAAAAAATTCTCGAAGCGCTTCTCGACCAAAATCTTCATCGAGATTCGGAAAACGCACCGGAATGCCGTTCTCTCGGTAAAGCTGCGCGACGGTTTTGTGCGTCTCCGCGTTACGTTGATTGCCGCCCCACGGATCAATAAGCCACATATCAACCGGATCGCCGCCGTTAACGGCTAAAATGTTTTTCGCGTGTTCACTGACAACTTCGTTAGCCAGCTTGTATTCTTTGTAGAAATGCAGATCACCCGGTTGCAACCGCGACCAAGGATTTTTAGTGACCGTTGCCCACAAAGCCGCTGTGTATCCGCTAGGAGCAGGATCGATGCAAACGACCCGATAAAGGTCTTTATTGGAGCGCATTTCGCTTTTCTTGACAAAATGCTTTTCTCTCGACAGCATGGGATAGACTAAACCCGCACGCTGGATGAAATCACCATAGAGCCGGGCTCGTTCTTCCGCATGACCTTGCCATTTTGCTTTGAGCCGTTCTTTTTCTTTTTCCGGAATATGCGGGTTATCTAAAACCGACAGCTGAACAATTGCGATGTCTGGATTCCCGGCCCGCGCCTCGCTAACACGTTGAAAAACCCACGGCACTTTCGCGCCACTAGCCGTATCAGTAAGCGGCGTTAAAGTGCAGAGAATATAACCACCGCAATCGACAGTACGCTGGAAACATTCATCATATACGGTGACATCGCATTCTTCGTCAATCCAAACCAGATCGACAGACGCGCCCTGAAATTTCTCACGGCCCGAATCGGCCGATTTGCAGGTCAAGGTCGAGCCATCAGGCGCGATAAGCTGCGTGTCGCCTTCCTTGATCTTGCCGCCCATCTCTTCAAAATTTTTGGGAAGAAACGGCGGTTGACCTTTGCCCGTGAGCAGTTTCTCTTTCCAGATCACATCGCGCACTACCGGAAAATCAAGACCGACGACCCAAATATTACGAGGACGATCTTCCGGGATAGGCAAATGCTGCACCCATTCCCACGCAGGCTCGCCTTTAAAGTATTCCTTCCCGAGCAGGAAGGCCATGGCGATGGCCGCACCGATGACGGTCTTGCCGGATCGGTTGCCGCCGAGGACATACAACTCTTTAATGTCTTTTGTGAATTTTGGAAATACTGTTGCTTGACCTTCGTAAGGCGACCAAAAACGAATGAACTCGTCTTTTCGTTTTCGCTCCTCCAAGATTTCCAGAAGCGCCAACGCTTCTTCGGTACTACTCAGTCTATTGAGTTGCTGAAGGGCTGCATCCAAATTTGCCATGCGTTTTGAGGTACTCGATGCCTTTTCGTAACGCTGTTCGCGTTTCTTTTCTTTGCACGGCTGACAAGCCGTTTCGCCGCTTACCGCTGTTCCGGCGCTGCAACGAACACATCCGCCCTGCTCTTTGCGACGCGCAGTTCATTCTTGAATCGCGTTCATTATTTACTCAAAAAATGCCAGCATAGCCAGCCTAACAACATGGCTCGAAGCCAGCGAGGAAAATAGGCGCGTACTAGCGCCGTAATCGTACAGTAGTTCGGATTGAAGATGCCTAGCATCTCAAAACCAAAAACTACAGCCATTGCGGCAAGAAGCGCCACTACATCCCAGTGATGAAAACGCGAAAACACTACCAAACCTTCTCAAACGCTCCTGCCATCGCTAACCGGAGCATTTCTGCCTGAAATCGCGGGCCGTGATCGACCCGAAATGGAAGCGCTACATGCACCATCTCATGAAGAAGATCAGATTTGATGTAGCCGTATGCTTTGCGCTTAAATTTTTTAATAACGATAGCAACGGGCTTATGATTTTCGTCATAAAGCGTTGCCGCGCACGTTGTTTTACCTAACTTGCGCTTGACAAATTGCGCCGGTGACGCGTAATGCACTTTAATTTTAGGAAGCTGGTTTCCAAAGTACTTTTTGTTATACTGATTGTAGAGTCGCTTGAGATAAGGATCAGAGCGCATTTGCGGCTCCAAGTAACGGGGGTTCTTGGAGTCACTAGCTAGCTTTCGTTCTAGAGAGGACAGACTCAATACCCCTCACGCCGCCAGCTAGACGGGGTTTTACGGCCGATGCTAAATGGTGCGAGGATTCATGTTGTGGTGCCGACTCAAGACAGGACTGGTAAGCCCTGAACATTTCCCTGTCTTCCATAGACAGGCTCTAGGAAGAAGTACGCTGGCTTATCCTCGCGCTAGCCAGTTCTTCCCACAACATGAAGCATGTTGGAGGCGGGGTCAGTTCATCGGCCTCGTGTTGTCAACCCGTAGAGACAGCGCACGAAAAATAAACTGACCCCACCATGTCGCACACCTTATTTTGCGGGTTCGGGTGTAACTTCAGATAGCTTTTTAAGTTGCGCTTGCAGATCGGCAATTTGCTTGCGCAAACCAACAATTTCAATTTGCTGTGCGCCGATAATTTGAACAATTTCATCTACCGTAAGGTTCATAACAAAACTCCTTGCACCGCGCCAGAGGCGAGAATAAATTGATCAAACTGCGTTTTTAGGTTGGCGATGAGTGTGCCGATATTTGGCACCGTGCCCGACCATTTGCCGTCATCGGAGATGAACGAACCGTCGGGATTGACAGTGACTGTAACGGAAGGATAGTTGCTGCCGAACACGCCGTTCGTAATAGTGCCACGAGCAATCGTCGCATAGACAGCGCCGGTCGAAAAATCTAGACGTACATCTTGCACATACAGAGTATCAGTGACGGTCGAACTGGTGACCGTAGTGCCTGCCAGATATTGAACGGTGGTTGTGAAAGGTGTATTGAGTTTAATCATATTATAGCGCTTCTAAACGGGAATGATATGCGAACTGCATGGATGTTGCTCCTGAAGACGCATATCCTGTTACCTGACCAATATCGTACTGAATGTTAGTCGAGGCTTTTGCATTGATTATCGCGCTAGCATAAACTGCCGTTGACGTTGTGTTGCCCGTATTTCCTGCCGTTAAAGGCACAGTAATTGTCGCCCCCGAATCCGCATCCGTATAAATGATGCGGCTATCAGGCAGTGTAGAACTGGTCGTCGCTGCTCGAGAGACAACTAAATATACAGAAACACGATATATTCCCGCGCCTGTCGAAGGAACCGCATACAACGTAGTTGCCGCAACATTGGCAGATTGTGCGGTTAAATTGGCTTGCGCATACTCCGCCGGAATGCCATTTGCCACACAAGTAATTCCGTTATATTGTGTGAACGGACGATTAAATGTAAAACTTCCGGCGCTATGAGCAGTAAAAACTACCGTTGCCGCTAAAGAAATCGATCCGCCGCCAGAGCCTAAAAGATTAAGGCCACTGGGGTTATAAAGAGTTTGCGCCCCTAGATTATTTGCAATAGTAATCGTGCCGCCGCCCCACGTAATTTGATTAAAACCGCCGAGCGGAAAATTAATTTGCCACGCAATTGCCCCAGTCGAACCAGTATACGACCACGTTGTTGTGACCGCCCCGTTTGTACCGTTAGCTATTACGTTTTGCAGCGCCAATGTTTCAGTTGCGCTAGCCGACCCGTTCCAATACGTGCCATTGAGATTGAAAATGGGTGAAGATTGCGAGGTGGTGTTGGTTGCCGCCGTAGTATTGGCCCATGTCCAATTGACAGCCGACGTTTGATTGAAAGTTGTAGCATTAGCAGCGTTAGCTAGCGTAAGGCTCGCGGATGCCGCTTGTAGATCACTCCAACGGCCGCTAGTAGCGATCGCCGCCAACGACGGGGTTCCGGTCAGGTCACTATAATCAGGTTGCGTCTGAGTAAAATTGCCGGAGGTCGCGTCATAGGAATTCAACCATTTGTGCGCTGCCGATGTGATAGTATTCGGCAGCACGCCCGACATGCTTATAGTAACCGCACCCCCGCCACTGTTCTGTACCGTAATGTTAGAGCCGTTTTGCAGGTTAACGCTTTGCGAGGCAATAGATGTCCCGTTAACCTTAAAATAATCGCTCGGCATCTGCGACGTAACGAGCGACCCGGAAAGCAACGAAAAACTGTAATCGCCCGCTTGCGCAACAACTGCGCCCGTCCGTCCAAAAACGGATGTAATACCGCCAATCTGCGTACTCCACTCAATATCGCCATTCGCAGCAACATACGTAAGTACTTG